TTTCTGTTTAAGTTTTTGCCATTCTTCCCACTGCTCTGACTTACGGGGTGGGTCATATCGTAAGTACCCATCCCGTAATTCCCAGATTAGTTTACCATTATGCAGCATTCAAGTCAACTATTTCACATGCATCTGCAGTACACGCTAACTCACGTCCACCTGATGTTGTATCTTCTTTCTCAAACTCCTGTAGTAATGACCAGTCCACACTCGTAGGCATTTGTGCCATCATAGCATCATACTCGTCTTCTGTACAGTCCTGATAGGGTGCTTGCTTGTATGTATGGTCACTGAATGGTAGGAAGCTGATGCCTGACACTTCATCAAAATGTTTGTACACCCAAGCACCTACGTCCATCCATTCATTTTCCTTCACAGAGATTGTTACACTAGGCTTGTGTTCACACCAGTGACGCTGGTAGGTAAGCCACAACTCTAGCTGTTCAATAGCTGTCAAGATTGTACGTGTCACTGCACCTCGTGGTGATGCCATAGGGAAGCTGAACACTGTAGTAGATTCAGGCTTCATAACATCTGCCTCTGCAGGGATACCTTGCGATGTAAGGAACTGCGTTAGTGGGTCTTTGTTGTCACCACGTACAGTACGGATGTAGTGTGCATTGTGCCTTGCATGAATGCCACTGGCACTGTCTACAAGCTGTGACACTGTACCGCTAGGCTTTACACAGGTGATTGCTGTTGACCGTGGGATAAGCAGTGCGTCTGCCATCTCAGCGTTAGTCTCAATAGCTACATCACGTAATGCTTCTAGTGTAGCACCAATGTTCATACCTAAGTGTGCTGACGTACCACTAAGCAAGTCACTGTCCATGATACCAGTAAGTGATACACCCAACAGTCTTTCTTCCTCTGTGTTCTTCTTCCATATGTTACGTAGATACTTGAAGTCAGTCAGTGTTGACTGGAATGTACCTAAGATTGTAGCCAAGCGTACCTTGTTACTTAATGTCTGTTGTGTATCACCAGAACGTGCTACTACCTCTGACAGATTACAGAACTGGTATGGACGTAGGATTATCTCACTGCAAGGGTTGCAACCGAAGTCATGGTCAGCATCACGTCTGCCATTCTTAGCCGCTTGTACTTGTGCTGACTTACGGTTGAAGATACCACGTTCACCCGACTTACTCTCGTACAATGACACCCATTCACGCATGAATGTACCCATCTCAGGCTTGCCCTTGTAAGCTACAGAGTTGTTAGCCAACGCACGTTGCCCTTCATTCTCCCACCACATACCTGACTTAGCATGTGCCATCTGGTCATCATTAAGATTAGACAATGAAATCAATGCACTACGGCGTACACCACCGACTACAACAACCTCACCAATCTTACACATGATGTCGTGACATTCAATAGGGAATAGCTTACGACCTGCCGCACCCCTAAACTTGTCAATAACAAACTGGAATAGTTCTTCCAGTGGCTCTGGGCCTGATGCTCTACCACCGAATGTCTTGAGTCTCTCACCTGCGGCACGTACTTGTGACACGTCCCACTTAGGTACTTGACCAGCATAGAGCATAGCAATCAACTCACGTAGTGACTTAGCCCATCCGGGTCTGCTATCACCCACCTTGATTACTGTATCTGTCTCATGCATGTCTTCATTAACTGTAGGCATCTTCTCTATGTTGTGTCGTTCCACAGAGAAGCCTACACCTGTGCCACACATTAGGATGTACATAGTCTCATCGAATGCTCTAGGGCTATCCACAGGGACGTATGAGCAGTTGTATGCCCCTACGTGGCAACGGTCTAGTGCAGGGCCAGATGTCATCAAGGCTCTCATGCTAGGCATAATGTCTTGGTTCAGTACAGCTTGCTCTAGTTCACTGCGTAGGCCATCATCCAATACATAATTGCAGGTAGAGTACAGGTGATTCTTCATGTAATCAAAGTATCGTTCTACTGTCTCACCCCATGTCTCACGCCGTTGTTCATCTTCCTTCCATCGGGCATACCGTGATAGCGCGATAAAGTTCTGGTAGTCTGTTGGTAGGTAATTGCTTTTCATATCTGTCACTCCGTTATTGTTCGTATTGTTCTAATATCAGCACCGTCTACGTCATAGAAGTATTCACGTATGCCATCCTCTATCTCTTCCCCCACCATACCATCAGCAGGGATGGGGTACTCTTCTTCATCTACATCAATGTTGATAAATACTTTAACTCTCATCACTAGCCGCCACATCTTCTAGCAATGTATTCAAGTACCATTGTGCTTTCTGTAGGTCTTCTAGTGGCTTACCCTTGTAGTCAAAACGCCACATATATTTCATTATGTTACCCTGTAAGTAGTACTTGAAGTTTGGACCTAGTGCCGCTTGTATAGCTGAAATACATTCAATGCCAGACTGATTGTAATGCTCTGGGCTATTGACCATATCTACTTCTGCGGCGGCTTGTTTCATGTATGCTTCATGTCTCATGCGGAACCTCCTGTCTTTGTGTTAAAGTTAAGATGAACTACATTGCCATCATATTGTTTTTCAACGCCCATCTCTTCCTCAAGTTCTACATCAATATCCATCTCGTTGTCAATAACTTTCATTACATATTCATGTACAATATTACGTATGCTTTCTTCCTGCTCCATGATAGGTACAGTAGCACACATCATCTTGCAGAAGTGCATGACATTCCCATAGTCTTCATCATCCATAGGATTGTTAGGAAATGCCATGATTGAGATGTCTATTTCTCCACTCCACTCACCATTATCATCAGCAAAAGGTCTTACCCGTATTATGAAATCTTCATCTTCAATCTTTTCTATTAGTTCTTCTTTTTTCATTTCTTGGTTCTCCTCTTCACTGTTGAACTTGGGTGACTAATAAAGTCAGGGTGTTTATCTTTTCCTTTTTCTTTTAACCAATCTTCTGGAATGATCCTGTCATAGTATCTAAAACCATTCTTTGTACACCAGTCACCGTATGTTGACTTTGCTCCCTTACGTATTTTACTACGGCTATTCTCAAACACAAAGCGTATATCTAAATTAGGATGTTGCTTTTTAACTTCAAGATGCTTGCGTCTGTCTGCCGCCATGAACCTACCTTTTACCTCAATTATAATACCATTGTCAAGTATTATATCAGGCGTATAGGTACGGTAGGCTAGGTCTTGCCATTCAATTTTAACAGCTTCGTATCTAAATGATACCTTATCTGTCTTTAGCTTCTCTGCTATGGTCAACTCTAGCCCACTACGATACCCGTATTTACGTGCGGCTCTCCATGCCTTATGGTACAACTACATCTCCTATGTATGATGTAATTGGTGGCACTTTGGCTTTCGACATTACTGCTGGGCGTTCTGTTAGATTATCCCAACAATCCATGCGAAAACTACAAAACCGACAACCATCGTTAAGTACTTTATTGCCTGTCTCCTTTCCTCTAAATGTTTCTGGTACTGGTTGAAAACACTTTTCAAACTTATTCTCCTTTACCGCGTCTGCTGTAGCTTGTATCTTAGCTATTTCTGTGTCTAAGTCAAGCCCTGATGCTGGTACATACTTGAACTGTCCATTGGCTTTATTGACTACCCACCAGCCACCAACATCTTTACCAGATGCTTTAGCATAGCCAGCAAGTTGTCCTACGTAACCAAACCCATCACCACTAGCTAACTTGTCATATGATTCAAACTTGTTTGTGTATGACCAGTGTGACGCAGACTTTACGTCATCGACAGCACCATCAATAACAATATCATATGTTCCGTTAACGGATGTGCCATCCAACTCCAAAGTAACGTGTTCAGGTTCTTCATATCTTACCCCCGCTTCTCTTAACAACCCTTTGAATACTGCTTCCACAATATCTCCAAGCATCATGTTCATTATGAATGTAGTCGGCTTCGGTAATGCTACCTCTGGCTTGTTCTTTTCGTACCAAAGTTGGCAAGTGGGGCGACCCACATTAGACATACGTAACTTGAAATCGCCCCGCTTTTTACCGCTACCAAACTGCTTATGCAGTGCTTCAGCAACGTCATAAGAGACTTGTTCGATTGTCTCCTCTGACATTTCTGTTTTACCTTGCACTGCGTCTTCCATGTATTGATGGAGTGCAATTTCAGCGCGGTGATGCATTATGCTACCTCTTCTTCTACTTCGATGTCAACTAGGTCATCGACTACATCAATGTCATCATCTTCCATTTTTGCATTGGCTTTCTCTGCCCACGCATTGATGATGTAATTGTTGTAGTTGTCAACCCACGACATGAAGTCACCAAACAATACTTGGTCAGTATCGGTCAGTTCTATTACAGTGGTAACATCTAGTGATGCCACAGGCACGTAGTACTTTGCACCTGTAGGTATTGTGCGTTCATCAGTATTAGCAGTGATGATGTGCTGGATAGGCAAGCGTTGCATCTTAGCTAGAGTAGTAAAGCTACTGCCAATTTCTTTGAAAGCATCACGGTTGTCAATCTCCCAGATGAATGGTGTAGGTGCTACCTCTACAGGCTCACCCTTTTCATTGGTAGGATTAACCAACTCAACCTCACCAAATACGACACGCACTCGCTTGATAGACTTTAGCAAGTCCTGTTGTGACTTAGGCAATGCCGCCCAATCTTTGATGAAGCCAGCAGGTTTACCGCAGTTAAACCCACCGTTGTTGTCCTTCAAGTCGATGTCAAGTGTATCTGCCATTACGCTTTTGACGTAGCGGTTAGGATTCTTGGCATCACCCTGAATGAAACGCTTGTGCATGAAGCGTTGCATGAAAGGACGCATCTTGATGGATGACGCATAGTGTGTCGGCCCATCAGGAATTTCTAGTTTGTATGCACCACCTTCGACTACTTCAACATTAACACTCTTACCTTTAACCTCTGCTGTACCCATGATAGGTGCATGATTAATGCGTAGTCGTGCAAGTGAACTAGAAGAAGATGATGTCTTCTCGTGTGCGATACCCATAGCTTTTGCCATAGCCGCAAAGTTATTCGTATCTACTGTCGTCAATTGTGTCATTCATTTCTCCTTTCTTGAGAGTATAGAACCGTAGTTATATCACGCTACGTCTTTAGTGTCAAGCCAATTCGGGCCAATTTTTGATTCCAATAACAGTGGTACATTAAAGTTTATACCCCACCGTAATGCAATCAGATTAGGTAGTTCATTGTTTGTATTCTCTATTACCTGTATGACTGCATCCTCTTCATCGGGATGTACATCAATCACAATTGAATCGTGTACTGTGTTTACTACACATGACTGCATGTTGTCAAGCAGTTTATCAATATGCAACAGTGCAATCGGTACAATATCTGCTGTAGCGAATGACTGTACAGGATAATTCTTTATCTGCGTAAAGTATGACACACGGCCATTTGCCTTACGTACTACATCAGGAAAAGAAAACTCGCGTCCAGAAGGTGTAACTATTTTCTGGGTGGTGATAGCTTCTTTAGCCAGTCGGGAATGCCAAGAGGCCACTCCTGTGTATTTGTCGTTGAAGTGTTCGTAGTATGCGGCTTCCGCTTTTGTTCTGCCATATCCGCTTGCGCCGTAGAGTGGTGCAAACGTGTGCGCCTTCGCATCTTGGCGATTCGTATATTGACCAGCATCGGTAATAACTTTAGCGGTATACGCATGTACATCAAATCCAGTAGATACTTCATTAATCGCAACTCCATCCTGTGATAAGTATGCGGCGGCTCTAAACTCTAACTGAGCAAAGTCAGCTTCAAGCACCTTACCACCGTCCCATCGTGACACAAACACTTTCTTTACAGGAAACGTACCGCCACGTGGCATGTTCTGCATATTAGGATTAGCACCCGACAAGCGACCTGTCGATGTACGATGTTGTAGTAGGCTGACATGCAACATGCCATCCTGTTTAGTATAGTTACTGATACCATCAACGAATGATGACAGATATGTATCGACAGCACTTAGTCTGCGTACCTTGTACAAGAACTCTACTGCATCATCCATCCCCTTAGACTTAGCACCTGCCTCTAGTAATTGCAAGTTATTTTTGCTGGTACTAAAACCATTGGCAGATGCCCACTTAGCTGTAGGTGGCTTGAACTTGAAACCAGCCATAGTGTCAGTAGGATTGAACAGGAAGCCTGACGTGCCACATTCAGGACACTTACTTGGCTTTGCAAACGGCTGACCATTCTTCTTGGTCTTGCGTATATAGCCACTGCCTTTACATGTAGGACACTGCACTGCATTAGTACGGTACATACGTTGTGTACGTGTAGCCACAAGCTGTCTGAACTCAGTTTCAGGCATGTATGGGTCAATGAGTGTTGCCCAATCATGCTTGTCAATGACCTTACGACCATAGATAACCCATGACAATTGCTCTGGACTGTTGAGGTTGATAGGTGTATCACCCATGACCTTACGTACATGAACCTGCAAGTCGTCAACAAGTTGACACTTCTCTTGTTCAAACTCTTGACGCACTTCCTCTAGTACATCCAAGTCAACCTTGAATCCACGCTGGTAGATACGTGCTAGTGTAACACAAACCTGATTGGTAAGCACCACAGTATCATTTAGGCTAGAACTGTCTGACTGTAGCTGACGCATTAGCTTATCTGATAGCTGTTGCGTAGCGTGTAGGTCAGCAGATAGATACTCACACAACTCATCGTGTGGTATGTCTCGTGTATTATAACCTTTCTTGAAGTATTCTTTCAGTGTATCCTGCTTCTTTGTATCCAACTCATATCGTTCTGCACAAGCCTGAAGCGATAGTGGTTGCTTCTGACCACGCTGTAGCACATACTCGCCAAGCATAGTGTCAAAGACAGGGCCATCATATTTGAAGCCTGATTCCCAAAGCCACATCAAATCATATGCGGCATTGTGCGCGATGATGATAGTAGCCGCATCTAAAAACTCTTGCACCAATACATGCCCACCCTCATCTGCATCTACATCACTGTGGTCAAAGGTAACGATACGTTCAACACCTTGATCTGTAAGCATACCAACCATAGTCAATGAATTATCAGGCTCAAATGGGTCTAGGTGTAACTTACCATTACGTTCTGTTGTTGTATTCTCTACGTCTAATGTTAGTTTCATACTGAATACCTCGCTGTTTTATAATCAAGTTCACAGTGTACCACACCATGCCAACCTGACAACTTATTTTTTACCACATTAAGATGTCGTTGTGTATCTTCTTCTTCCTGATTGTCAACAGGCGGGTTCTTTGCAATCAGCACCATAAGGTCAGCCTCTGCCGCCTTACCTGTACGACTACCTTCCATCATGCTTTGATTAAGCAGAACCTTACCTTCTGCATCAGCAGACAACTGTGACATATAGAATACAGCACACTCGTGTTGCTTGGCAATCATACGTGCGTGTATCGCATTGGCCTTTAACGCCTCGTCAGGACGTGCAAAGCCGCCTGTCCTAGCAAACTTGTCACCCATGTCCAGAAGAACTATATCAGGCTTATACGCCTTGCATATAGACTCTACCCACGCCATGTCACGGCCTGTCGCATCCTTAATCTTGATACGTTCTTTGACAGGTGCATACAAGTCACGTGCCTTGGTTGGGTTCTTCTTGATTTCCTGCATAGTCATACCAGTAGCGGCAGTCAGGTATCTAGCACCAACACGGTGATAGCCTTCCTCGTTACATAAGATAATGCAGTTAGCACCCTGATGAGCAAAGCCACCGGGCGATGCAATCAATGACGCATGAAACGATGTCTTGCCTGTGTTGGGTCTAGCCCCTACCTCAATTAAGTGACCATCATTCACACCTTCTACCTTACGTGTCAGGCTAGATATGTTGAATGTCCATCGTGCCTCAAGGTCATTACGTGCAAGCAATGTTTCAAGTTCGATGTCATCCCATTCAACCTTGGCACTAGGTGTAAAGTCATCCGCATACTGTTCAAGTATCTGACGCAGTGGGTCAAGGCTAGTCTGCATACCATCCACATAGTCGCATCCTAGCGTGGCAATCTCTTCGCCAATGACTTTCTGGAACAGCTTGGATAGCACCTCTTGTGCTACGTCACCACCCATCGGCTGTTCACGCTTAATGTTGTTGAACAAAGATGAATAGGCTTGCTTCTGTGCCGTAGTCAGCGTTGGGTTGTTTGCCATAAACAACGCCTCTATCTCATCAGGCGTTACAGTACGTTCATATCGTTCCATAGCACTGTCGATAGACTGCTTTATCTTACGTATGTCTTTACTGAACAAGCGATCAGGGCAACGTGATCCACGATGCTCTTCATAAAAGTCCCTGTTCATTAGACTTCTGATTAATGATAATTCCATGTGGTTATTCTCCTATCTGTTTGCGGATGGCATCTAGCTTATCCATATCTGTCGGGTTTCTGTATTTTATATCATCTTCTAGTTTTAGTAAACGTACATTATCTACATAGCCTCGTAATTCTTTTACCATCTGTATTGATTTGACTAGAGCATCGGGGTCTAGTGCAATTACTGCTGTCGAGAACTGTGCAAGATACCTTTTATGCGTATCAGACAAAGACGTGCCTAACAGCGCAACCCCGACAAAGGAACCATAACCAACAATGGCCGCACTTACACAGTCCTCAACAACTACAGCGACTTTACCACAACCAGATGTATATGGCAAGCTACTTTTTCCATACCTTTTCCATTTAGGTATTCTTTTACTTAATGTTCTGCCTGTAGCATCCACCAGTTTGCCATCATGCACAACAGGGAATACAACACGATCCTCTTTGACATCATACATCAGGCCATGCTCATCCTCGTGTATGCCCCATTCAGCACACCACTTGACTACAGCACGTTTGTTACGATGTGGCACTACGTATGCAGGTAACTCAAACTTATCCTCTGTTGTATGTGACGCAGGATTAAGACGTTTTTGTACATCACTGATGGTCATAGGCACACGAGTACCACCACTGACAGTGCAACTCACTTTATAGCAGTTCCATACAAGATTACCCATATCATTAGTGATACTAAATGTTCTGTCACCTTTACAAACAGGACAGTTCATGCGTTTAGTCTCGCCATTGGCAACATCATAGTCACTTGGATTAATCATATATGTGTCCTTTCTATATACAGTTATATATTATAATAGTTATATTATATATTAGTTCGTTGCGGCAGTTGAATGCTTATATCATGTATTCTTTCGTGCTGTCAAGGCATTATTTGCACTGACATACGTATTTTTTAGGTAAGGCTTTACTGATTGTGGGTCAGCATGTCCTGTAACCGACATAATTTGTCCTATACCTACCTCTGCATCAACCATTTCAGTCACACCTGTACGCCTTAGATCAGACAGACGCAGTTCTTTAGGTAATCCCACATCATCCATCAGCTTACGTGCATGTAGTGGCAGTTTATACATCGTATACGGCTCATACACACCCCTATATGATACAGGTCTAGGTGCAACGTAAGGTTGAAAGCCAAAGTCTTGCTCCTGTTGTACTAACATATCATATAAGTCATCGTCAACGGGTAATTCTACCTGTGCATCACGCTTAGATTGTAATATTATTACACGCTTCTGCTCAAAGTCGATGGCATCCCATGTCAGTACACGCATATCACCTACACGCTGACACCATTCATATGCCATGTGTGCAATCAAACCGATGTTACGGGTGCTAAAATCGCTGTAGGCCGCGTCTAGCAGTTTTGTGACATCACCCCTGCTCCACACCACCTTACGTGGCTTGGTGGCTCTCTTACGCACCACTGTGAAGGGATTTATAAAGCAATGTTCCATGCGTAGGGCATAGTTATATAATATTCTAGCCGTAGCCATGATATGATTAGCAGTAGAGATACCACGATCACACCAGATGTCATAGGCTAACTTAGCTTGCTTGGTGGACAGCTTAGTGCAATCCACCTCGCCAATGACTACACCCTCGACAGGTGTAGCCAGCGCACTGTTAAGGCAGTATTCATAGTGCGTCTTAGTTTCTTGACGTAAGTTCTTGTAATCATGGGACAAATAATATTCATCCGCTACTTGATTTAGCTTCATAAAATGTTATCCTCTCTTTGTTTAGCGGTATGTACAGCATGACAATTAGCACATAATATTCTGCATTTTTTAATTTCTTTTTTTAATTCTGTGCGAGAACAAGTGTGCATTTTACTTATTTCTCTTTTCTTTTCTTTTGGGTTTATATGATCGAAGTGAAGTGCATCTGTATGTTCCTTATATCCACATATAGAACAGCCATACCTACGTTTTACTCTAGCGGCAAATTTTGCATTTGCAATGCGTTTTTTCTTTTGCCATTTCTTTTTTCTATCCCTAATTTTATCGTAGTTTTCTTGATTACACCAAAGTTCACATATGCTGTTGCCCCTTTTATAATATTGTTTAAACCTATATCCATCTTCTCTAGTGTCGCCTATTCTTAATGGCAATCCTAGTGCATCTCTTTCTATTTTAGTTAGATACTTTGCAGGTCTTGGTTTTCTTTTTCTGTGTTCTACAGCAGCTTTTCTGCGTCTAGCTTTGTCTTTTTCTTTTGCTTCTTCTGACTGCCATATCTCACGTATTTTATGGGAAATACCAGACTCATAGTACCTTTTGAATATAAAACCATCTGAACGAATGTCACCTCTTCTGAGGGGCAAACCTAAATCTGCCGCCTCATCATCTGAGAAAAATCTTTTATGCCTTTTTTGCATTATGCCGCCACCGCAAGGGACTTGAACACAGGGCTTTCGACCCAGCCAGCTACTTCAACTTCACGCATGAACAGTGACTTAGCTTGTGTATCACCACCAGTGTTACGCTGAGTAAAACCATTGCGTTCATCTGCATATGTCGCATAGTTGGTGAAAGCAGAGTACAGTGACCACAGGTTGCGTCCACGTGTGGCTACCTCTTGGTTATATAAGATGTTCATCTTCTCTGCCTTACGGTCAGACTTGAGTAATGTTTCAAGCATGTCCTTAACATCCACATTGACTAGGCTAGTGTTTGCCCAGCGTTGCATCTGTTCTGCCTGTGCAGTGAAGTCCTGCTGAGAC